GCTGTAATCATGTTAATGTTATTGGCTTCCATAGTCTGAAGCCAATACTCTACGTCTGCGTGATAGGCAGATAACACCTCTTTGATGTCTTTTCTCAATCCCTCACGCATCTTACCAACTCGCAACATAAGTAACGGTATTAAAAGAATTTGACTCAGACCAATCAGCAGCCTTGTCAAATAACTTGGCATGCTCATCGCCTTCGGAACGTAATTCATCCCACCACTCATCACCGCCAAAGAAGAAGCCATGGCAATCATCGTTTTTTGGTAAATCGTTTTTACGCAATGCTTTTGCAATCTTGCGCAAATCTTCGGCAACTAAATGAATTGGTTGACAGTTATCTTTACCATCGGCAAACTTTTTGACGATAAACTTGTGCAACGGTGCGAACTTGCGCCAAGTTCCTAAATCAAGAACTTGTTCACTTACCTCAAACCCATCGACAACAGGTCGCTTCACTTCTAACGGCATATCGTTCTCATCGCGCTGTGAAAGATCCCACTTGCTGATAAACTTGTCACCGCGTAAATACATATCTAAACCCATGATTTTACTCCTTTTTGCTATACTAGGTTTTGTAAAGTATCCCACTTATAAAATGGTTTATAATCGGTGTCAAGAAAAAAATAAAAAAATTTATAAATAAAAAAAACCCCCCAGATAGGAGACTGAGGGGGTAAGGCACGGGCTTCTCAAGGTTCGTCCACTAATCAAAGCGCGTCGCGCCAAGAACAGTCCTCAACTATGTCCACTTAGTGCCATATAGTTGTGAGGCAGAAAGGCAGACCTTATGCTCTCTGCAATATTGGTTTATCATGGGAAAAATCCCAATGCAAGAGAAAAGTTCGTTGGCAGTGCTGCACACTAAATAACCCGATAAATTGTTCGGGTTGTTAACCGGATAAAAAAAACCCCCGAATAAATTTTCGGGGATTTCTTTACCAAAGTTGGTGATCTTGCCATGTCCATTTGGACGGTTGAAGCGTTGCTGCCTCTGCAAAAACCACAATATCATTGTCAGGGTCTATGTCGCCCCACATTCTTTTGTCGTGCCACTTGTGAACAAAGTCGGGGTGACCCCAGACCTTGACGGCGGCACTGTGTTGAGCATCGGTTCTGAACCCAACAAAATGCACATGTTTCATCTCTCTCTCCTTCTACCACCATTGCAAAACAACTCCTACAATCCAGAGCATCACGGCAATAAACGTAATTGCCGCGATAACCCAATCTTGCCAATCAATCATTGCAAGTCAGCCTTAACACTTCTTGCTTAAAAAATTCGTGAGCATGATAAGCAGCAGCCTCAATCATCTGCATCACATCCTTCGGGTCATGGTATTCAAGAGGCTCCCAAGCATGATCTTCTACAAATTTTTCTACCCGATCTTCTGTCCAATCAATTGCCTCATCGGGAAGTTGTTCAGTCAAAAAGTGTGCGCTCATGCTGCAAAACAATCTGTCTTTTGTTGTCGGGTCGTGGTCAAAATCAATCATCTTCGCTCTCCTTTAAAATCATATCAAATAATCTTTTTGCTTCGTAATCTCCGCGATATTCCATGTCTGCCAAATATCGCAAAATCATTTGTTTTAACTCATCGCTCATCAAACCAACTCCATTCTATAAGACGCATCCTCACGCGCTGATCGTAGCCAAAAATCATCAAGACCAAAGTCTTTGTAACCTTCTTCAATCATGTCATAATAACCCTTGGACGGAACTTGCAGCCCACCCTTGTCGCCATTCATGTCATAAATCAACCAAGTATCATTGATCTTACGCCTGTCATAAAAATGCGGATAACCCTCAAGGCGATCCAGTGATAACAAACATTCATTTGTGATCTCCCACAAAACAACTGGCATCACGCAATCCTGATCTTTGCGGAAGTCAGCAACGCCGCGAAATACCAAACGGTGACTAGGTAAATAAAAGCCACCCATAGGCTTCGCTTTGGGGCATCGTGCCGCCATTGCAGCGCGGTTCGTGTTCATGCCATAAGCTAAATAGTACATATAATTACTCCTCTACTAGATCTTTGTTGTGGCATCTTTATATATGGGGTTTTATGGGGTTGTCAATAACTTTTATAATTTTTTTTATATTATTTTAGTCCAGAAAACTTTAGTCCAAATTGTAAAAATCTGGAGTTGGAGTAAAAAATGTAACAAAAACAATGGTTTAGTCACTTTACTCCAGACAGTCCAGAAAGCATTTTTGGACTAAAAAAGTCAATGTTTTCAATGGTTTATTTAGTCCAGAAACGTACCCCCCTAAAGGGGGGTATATATACCTTACCCCCCTTGGAGTAAATGGAACGCCGAGCTTTGGGATATTTTGGGAAAGTCAGTACTTGACGGCAGCAGCGGTTAGGGTAATATGTAACTCGACAAATTGTTCGGGTAGCACGGGAGCAGTCATGCCAAAAGTCGGGGAGCAGATAGCAAAGGGAGAAAAGAGACTTACGCCGCCGCAGCAGAAGTTTCTTGATAACTACATACACAAAGACATGACCCAAACCGCAGCAGCAAGAGAAGCGGGATACAAAAACGCAAACGTGTCAGCAGTGCAGCTACTTAACAACCCGAAAGTCAAAGAGCGCATGGAGGAGATGCGTCAGGAGCTTGAAGCCAAGTACGGGGTCTCGGTAACTAAATCTGTTCGGGATATGCAACGGCTTCGGGATGAAGCGTGGCGGGAAGGTAATTTCTCAGCAGCGATAAAAGCAGAAGAACTCAGGCTGAAAGTGACGGGGCTGATGGTTGCCCGTAGCCATGTAACGCACGAACACGTTGACAATCTCAGTCGGGAGCAGATCGTGGAGCAACTGCAAGAATTTATGGATCGTGCTAAAAATCGCATGATTGACGTAACACCCGTAGAAAATCCCACAGAACCCGAACAAAATCCTATAACAGACTATAATCAAGAAGCAGCAGAGTAACGGGAACGCTTGGCGGGGTCGGGCATCCGCCCTCCAGAGCCATTCTTCGGGGCGGTGGAGGGGGTGGCGGATATTTTTCGGGTCGGGGTACCCGAAAATTTGTTCGGGTTATCAGCGGGGCGCTCCGGTCTTCGGGCTTTTTTGCCGGGGACGACCTCGTCCGGAATGGCAACCCGAAAAATTGTTCGGGTTATTATACCCGGAATCTGCAGCTTTCCCGGTTAAATTATAACCTGAACAATTGTTCCAGTAAAGTCCCCGGAAACCTACAGGCTCCCGGTTCTTCGCATAACCCGAACAATTGTTCCGATTGCAGTACTGCCCCGGACGGGCTATCCCTGTAAACATTTTTATAAATTTTTTTATTTTTTGTGTTGACAATTAGAAAAGAATGGGATATATTGTAATCATACTAGTAATGGAGTGATTATGTTTACAGTAGAATTACAAAGATACGGCAATATGCTTTGGAAAGGCAACTGCGAATCAGAAGAGGCTAAATTGCACGGAATATATGCCTTAATAAACGGGAAAGAAAAATGCTTTTTACCAGATAGCGATACCTTACGGGAAGCATTGCCTTATCATTACCGAAAAGCCTTTGACCGCGCTGCGTTATGGTGGACGCAAGAATACAGCGACGTTATTAAAATGAATTTATTTGACTATCGGGGTTTCCCTATGGGAACGCTATTTGCTAAATGGCAATCCTAATTTAATTTTTCTAGATCAACTCGGCGGGACTTTGTCCCGTTTTTTTTTGTCCTGCTCGTGCAAATAACCCGAACAATTGTCCGCGTATCGAAGCGGGAGCAGGACGCTGCAGCAGGAAAAATAAATATAAAAAAAATTATATTTAGTGTTGACAACTCTTTTGTTGTGGGATAGTTTAGGATTATCTAGAATGGAGAATTAAAATGAAGTTATCAGATATTAAAGAAGCCTATAATGAGAATGGCGCGAAAGTTTACCATATTGTAGAGGTTATGGCGGGAGAGCCGATTATTCAAGAGTTTTGGTCGCTAAAAGAAGCGAAAGATTATGTTCTTTATATACAGCAGTGCGAAAAAGAAGGTGAACAGTATGCAAACAATTACAACTAAATATTTGGGCGCTACTAACACTCAAGGCACTAGGATCAAAGCGGTTCATACGGGTACGCTTATTACAGTAACAGCGCCTTATAATTACGCGCTTTCTAACGAAGGCAACCATAAAGAAGCCGCAGCTACATTAGCCAAAAAGTTAGAATGGCACGGGGAATTTATCGGCGGTCATACGAGGGAAGGTATGGTATGGCTTAACAACCGCCCAGAATATTCTTTTAAAACTTAATCGGGTATCGGGTTTCGGGTATCGGGGTTCGGGCTTTTAGCCTGAACCCTTTTGCTATTTATACATTATTACTCTTTATTTTTATGCGTGTGCGTTCTTTTTTTCTTTAAAAAAAACTTTTTTTTTGCTGAATTTTAACCGGATAAAAACAATAACCCGAACAATTGTTTGGGAAAAATACCAAAAAACCCTTGAATATCCCATAAATATGCTTATATTCATAGGTATAGGGCGACAGCTTTGCCCTACGATCTAGAAAAAAAGGAATAAAAACAATGACTTACAACTTAAACAACTCAACTTCACCACTTGCTCTAACATTTGGCATCGAAATTGAAACTGGTGGCATTTCTTATCCACAGTATGGCCGTTTACTTGCTGAAAAGGGTTTAAAAGGTTTCAAATCAGTTGACGATGGCTCTGGCCGCGTTGACGCTGAAATAGTGACTTGCCCTTTAACACCATGCCGAACAGCATGGGAATTCATTTCAAACCTTACTACCGCGATGAATGAAATAGGAACCGACAGATTAGGCGATAGCAATAGACTGATAAACACTGGTTGTGGTCTACACGTTCACGTTGGCAATGCTTTCCTAAACGACGGCGTTGATCCAGATGAATATTGCCGCAAATCAATTGAAGCATTTGGCACAACTGGCGAACGTTATCATTTAGACCACCAAGACCCGATGGAATTTGAAATATACCGCGACGTTGCTTTTCGTTGTTCTTATCAGCAAAACGTTCTTGATAGCATGAATTACAAATCACGCCGCAATAACAGATATTGCAGCCCCATTGGCATTGTTCTTGACGATATTAAGGCTGCCAGTGACAGGCAACAATTGGCTGCCGCATTGCGTCGCGCTGATATCAACTATCATTCTAAGTTTTCAGCAATCACTCTTGAAACATGGGGCAAGGGCACAATTGAATTTCGACAGCATGGTGGCACAACCGATGCAACTAAGATCCGTCGTTGGGTGGAATTTATTCTTAACTTGTTTGCACATACAATCGAAAACAGAATTGAAAATGGTGGCAACCGAACAATTGTCCACAATACACCAGTTGACCCTTTCCGCCGTCTATCCAGAATTGGTGTTCAATACCGAATGATGCGAACACCAGACGGCGCAACAACTCGCGCAATTATGGATGCTACAGGATGCAGCGAACAACGTGTAAGGGCTGCTGTTAGTGAAATGCGCAATCACGATGAAATAGGACAGGCCGCCGTGGTAACACACACTCAGCAAGCCAACGGCGCGACGTATGGTGATGGCACAGACCACACCAGATACCAAGTTTTGGAAAGCTTTGAGACGCAAGCCCAAGGCGCTGTCCTAATGCCAGAAAATAGAATTGGTATCCCAAGTGTTTGGGCGGGTATCAACGACGATCATTTTGCATGGTGGCAGGATCGCATCGAAAAGCTATCCAGATCCGATCAATAATATACCACACACCAACGGACAAGGCCGCCTAGTGCGGCCTTTTCTTTTTCCCGTAGGTACCCTAAGCAATCCGAACAAGTGTTCAAGATCGGGCTACGGGGCTGTACGTCCCCCCCCGTTTTTGCAAGCGCGTCGGTCAGCAGCTTACACC